CACACAGAGAATCTTTGGTGAATAGTATCTGTTAAATGTGTTGTCAACCACCGTTGTATTGCTAAACTCCCCTACCTTCTGGATGTCTTCTATGAATCTGATCGCTTGCTCTTCTGTATACATACAAACATCCATATCATCAGGTTGCAGCAAACGCTGTATTGTTTCTGGCGAGTGATTCTTGTCCCAGAAATTATCCATAGTATCATTCTGGGCCAGGTAACGCTTTGTGTATTCTTCGGAAATGATGCTATCCCTCACTGCTCCACCATAGATGATGCCCTTATTGCGGAACACAATCTTTTCGATGGATGCAAATGCTGATTTCTTCACCTTGGAAAAGGTGGAACATCTGATGCGAATATTTTCAACAGGCATTGTTGGGCCTCTGAAATTTACCAATGAAGGTAAGAAAAATGAATAATATATTCTAATCATTTTTTTGTCAAAAATGCCAATTTTTCAGACAAATGTATAGCCTTTTTTTCTTGGTGTGAATTAGATGACAGAGCCATTCGTTTTTATACTAGATTTGGACGGCACTATAATAGGTGATTGCTCGTATCAGATTATACTCTATAATATAGAACAATTGTGTAAGAAGTATAAAATTAGAACGCAATCTGAAAAGTCATTGTTAAAATCCTATAGACCAGAGTCCAAACTAATGAGACCACACTTCAAATATTTTATTGACAACACCAAGAAGCATCATCCAGACAGCCTTTTTTACATATATACTGCTTCTGATAAAGAGTGGGCTCATAAAGAAATAAGTCTTATTGAAAAAACACATAATATAAAATTTAATAGACCAATATTCACAAGAGAGGATTGTATTCTAGATAGTTTTGGACAGTATAAAAAATCTGTAAAGAAAATATTACCAAAGATAGTAAAGGGTAACAAAAAATATAATATCAATAATAATAAAATTCTAGTCATTGATAATAATAGTATATATATTGACTACACCTCCAACTTCTTATTGTGTCCGAGCTATAACTACATTTTGTACTATGATGTATGGGCAATGATGAAGAAGGAATATATGAAAATAATGGAAATATATAATACTATTAAGAATCTGATCACAACCAATAAGCTCTGTAAATATTGTACATTTGATGATACAAGTGATAGTCAACATTTGGAGGATAAACATAGATGGTTGTATAAGAAACATAAAAAAATAAATAATCTTAACAAGAAGCACAATAATGACACATTTTGGAAGAACTTAGCTCGTACAATTATTGACAGAAATGTCACAATATTTGACAAATCCACCATAGAACATTTGCAGAAATCAGCATCAAAACAATAGATTTTCAGTAGATAAGGTGATATTTTCAATAGAATGATTATTTTTTCTAATATATGATACAGTCTGCAAACAAGTGTCCGCAAGATCATCCTGTTTTTTGTGTGAACCAAAAAATTCTTCCAATTGTTTGTCGTTTCTTATATAATATTTGCAAATCTCAATGCTGTCCTTTTTATTATATTTATATTTTTCTCTCCTGCTTGTGGGTAATGTTGGAGCTATCTTGGACGACGGGACAAATGTATGATTCTGTAATTTATGTGTCGCATTTATCAAGATAACTTCTCCCACAAGTTTGTCCCAATGTCTCAGGAGGTCAAAGTAAGAGAATATAAGATGCTGGATAGTCTTCATAATGCCATTAAGGTTTGATGGCTGATTTTCTATGATAACTCTATCAATATATTTGATACCCATACCATCATCCAGCTTTCCTACAATGTTGTCCAATTCATAGAACAGCACTTCAGCAATGCTGTTCACACCCTTCACTTGCTTTTTGCTTTCAGCCAATGTAATTATTTCCCAATCAATTATTTCAATAGTTGTTTCATTGTGCCTCAAAACACATAATGCAAGATTCTTAATACCTATATCAAAACTAATATAAATCATAATGTGGATTTAATATGCATTCAATGTTTATATAAATTATTTGAATACTTCACATTTTTGGGAAAAAATGATTGTCAACGAAGATATATTTCAGCTTGATTCAGAACTGTTTCGACATATTGTAAAGATTTTTTATATATTGCATAATAGAATATAGGAAACAATTGCGCACACTGTGACAACAATGATTTCTAACATATGTACTTGATAGATTTCAGATGGTTTTGACAAAATTGCATATAAGATTAGGAGAAGCAATACATTGATGATCTTCATATCAAATTTATTATGTAAGCCATAAACTTTGTAAATGAATAAGAATGTAAAGATATGAAAGGGTAAATCAATAAAAATAAATTTATAGGGATCGCTGACAATTATTTTTTGGTCATCATTTATGATTATAAAATGGCCAGGTGTAATGTAAGAAAAATACAGACCAACTATCATAACAATGTAAGTCACAAACGGCAATGATATATATTGATGAACGTATCTATGAAAAAACACTAAGACAGCAATCCAAGTTGTAAAGAAATTTAAGATGTACCGCATCTATATTATAGATAAACATTATTTCAATACCATCATTATTTTTATTATCTAGATATATATTAGATTATCAGGTTAGTATGAATGATTTAGACACATACATTCATATCACTGCTATCATATTAATATTAACATTTACAATATTTTATACATTTCTTCTCATAATTTTACCAAAGGTATATACTATTCTTAAATTGATATCTGTAATTGTACTAATAGCAGCGATTTATATCGGAGCAAATAGAAATACATACCTCCCATTTTTGGGATCAACTGCAATACCTCCAATCATATTCCAACACGAAATGATACCTGCTGGGTATAATGTGTCATATGATCTGTCATTGAATAATGTCGAAGACGGTACATATGTGTTGTATTGGGGTGCATTATCAAGTAAGGACAAATCAGATACAATCAGAAAAAATCCTATTGATGCTTACGGGGATTATTCAAATACTGGTATAGTAACTGCTAAAAATGGAAAGGCAACACTTTACTTCAACTGTCCTGATAAGTATCAGGTTGGTATGAAAACACTCAATAGACATATTCATTATAGACTTATCAGACCATCAGATCCCATAATGAGCCCAGTATTTACTGCACACGTGAACTGCTAAATACTAAAAAATGATGACTTGCCTTTATGTTTTATACAAAGATGAATATCCTTGATTACAACGAAGATATTATTTGTAAATTGACAGAAGATCTGTCAATATCTTCAATGATTGCTTTATTATCTAGCTGCAAGACCCTTTACAATATGAGAAGAGAGTATTTAAAAAATAACAAAATTTCAAAGGAATATTCTGAATATGATATTTCAGCATCATACATCAACATCTTAGTCAATAGCAACATTGGGATCAGTAACAATATATTGCTAACAAACAATCCTGACAATGTACCCCTTGGTGTCCAAGTAAGAAATACAATCCAATTGATGATGTTTGCTCACCACAAAGATAAGAGAGGTGCCATAAAAACATACAATAGAACAATTGTACATAACTATTGTTCAGATATGATATTCAAAATGCTGGGATACAAGAGATTGGTAAGCTGCAACTGGTATCTTTCTATCTTATATGATACGCAATGGTATGAATCAAACATTAGCATCTATGACTATTATCAGATTATATACCTCTTCAAAAAACGTAATTTCAGAAAATTGGAAGAATTGCTACTAAATATCCAGTTCACAAATAGGAAGCAATTTGTACTGATCACTCTGTCTATTGCTATGGCATTTTTCGACAGGATAGATAACAAATGCCTCAGGACACTTATTATTTGTTTGATATACACATATGTAGATTACATTATAAAGGTACTGTTTGAAAATTCGTTGGAAACAAACGTCAAACTTATCAAAATCTTCCTAGAAAAGGGAGACCAATTAGGTAATCAAATAAGTGTGGACAATAAATTGCCAAAGTATATCATAAAAATTATAAACAACAGAATCGCAACAACAATAGAACACATATTAAAGAACTGCAAAGAGTACAATATTGATCTGAATAACATACAATTATAAGTATACGATATTAAGGTTGTTTATGCTATTATTCGCAATACACATAGACCTTTCTGGGATGACAACAGTCTTGCAAGTGTCATATTTACTAATATAAGATGCCCATAAACTAAATGAAGTGTTGTCAAATTGGATGATGTTATGTTTAAACAATGATAAGAGGATAAATCGTATATACACATTATCTTCCCAAATTACTTGAACATTATAGTAAGGCTCGTCCTCAAATATTGGTAACAACTTAGAAGCATCCTTAGAGAATATGATCACATTTTTTTTGTTGGCCAAAATGATTGCTTTTTTGTAATACGATAAATTTTCATCTTGTTCATAATAAACAGAAACCATATCATTGTCGTCTGAACCATTTTTAATGTCATTATATATGTTATAAGCAGAGTACATTTGATCTTCATTAGAATACACAAAATTTCTCATAAATTCAAGGGTAAAGTCATCATATAATTTGAAGCTCTTGAATAGACCCTCTAACATAATATTGGAACCATACTTTACAACCTTTCTATTTTTTTCTCTATCTGTAATGATGTGACAGTCATCTAATGCGATGTCTTGAAATAACAGTGAATTTTTTACAAATTCACTCTGATTATTTATAACCATTGTAGCATTGTACATTTTACTGTATACATATAGAGCAGCCAGTTGAAAAAGGAATACTTCAAATGTATCAGACAAGCTAATAGTAATATATGACATTTATGTACTGATATGTCATAAATTCTTATATACATCCTTGAAGCTTTCTATCATTTGCATAAAGATCTATATACGTGATCTGGAATGAAAAGTCAATGTTTGCAAATCGTATCACTTCAAAAATAGGGACTTGCGTCAAGATAGTACATAAATATATGTACTTAAACAAATAAAACACAGTCTTATAAAGATGCAGAAATCACCATTTAGTTTCAATCAACCTAAAAAATTTAATCCTTCTGCAAGATTTGTTTCAAACAACAAAGATGTACTATTTAACAAAAAGAAGATCAGTTCAGATGTAATGTCTATGTCATCAGCTTCATCAGTATCCTCATCATCAACAACAGACGATGAAAAGGTGTACAAGAAATATGCTGAAGAGGATGATGCTTCAAGTCAATACAGTGACGAGAAAGATGCGAACAATGATCAAAATGATGACACTGATTCGGATGACAGTGACAATATTGACGAAGAGGAAAGTGAACCAATGACTACAAATGACAAATACGCCAACTTGAAAAGGGACAAAAATAATCTGATGATGGTCGAGCTAAATGAGAAGAGAGAATTGCTCTATCAGATGGACAGACTTGAGGCAAAAGGATACAGATTACCTTTCAAGTTCAATATGGAAACTGATATCCACGAAATGCGTTCAGAGTATAACAAACTCATCAGGGAAAAGGAGATTGATGCAAGCATCAGGTTCCAACGCAAGATGCTTATGGCTTTCACAACAGGCACAGAGTACCTTAATACAAGATATGATCCATTTGCAGTGAGATTAGAGGGTTGGTCTGAACAGGTTCACGACACTATCACAGATTATGATGACATTTTTGAAGAATTGCACAACAAATATCGATCATCTGGTAAGAAAATGTCTCCTGAACTTAGGCTTTTTATTTCATTGTCAGGAAGTGCATTTATGTTTCACCTTACAAATAGGATGTTCAAGGATAATCCTCTCCCAAATGTAGAACACGTGCTCAAATCTAATCCAGATTTGATGAAGCAGTTTCAGGCTGCTGCTGCAAAACAGTATGTTATGGGAACGCCACAGGCAAATAATGCACTAGGCAGCAATGCACAGACATCGGGATTATTTGGAATGGTGAGTAGCCTCTTCAACAATATTGGAGGAGGTCCATCAAGACCACAGGCAACTTCTTACAGAGATGATGATGAAGTCTCCAACTCTTCTTTAAGAAGATCTAAGAAGAAGTCCTATGCTGACATTGATAATATCATCAGTAATGTACATAGCAAGATTTCATTTGATCAAGAGAACAACAATCTTGAGACACTGTCTGTAAGTGATGAAGAAATAACTTCGATCATAGAAGATACAGCTGATATCAAAATTTTGAGAAATACCAAAAAAAATAATGCGAGAACACTCAATTTATAATTACTTCCTAGACCCAAACAACTTCTTTATTCCTTTTGCAGATTGAGATCCAATCTTTGATACAATCTTACCAGTCTTGCTCAGCTTTGAGGGAACTGTCTTCATAGAAGTATAGGGAGTCCTTACAACTGTAGAAATTTCCTTCTCAAAAGAGCCCATATTGTCAACAATGTGAGTAACTGAATTGAAAATAATTGGCAGGACAATAATCACTAGTAAAATGAGTACAATAATTGCAACTTCCACCACAGAACCTGCCAAAATGAGTTCCCTACGCATATCTTCTGAACATTTGCATTTTTCATTGATCAAGTATCTCGTATATTCCAGGGTTAAGAAGAAGTATACTATACAAATGATGTAAAATACAAATTTGACGAATGCAAATAGACCAGTCGCCAAATATCCGAATACATCAGTAATTGCAGATGGTGGTAAAAATGTGATTATACCCAAAAATACCAATGCAAACAAACTGAATTGTTTAATAAATTCTCTATTTGGATGAATAGCACAGGCGCAGCCAATAGTCTCTAAATTCAAAATATATGTATAGACTGCGAGAAGAAGGAAGAATATAAGTAGATTCAAAACAACATTTCCTATATATCCAGCTGAAATACTAGGCATTATATTATATTATCTAATATAAGAATGGAAAAAAGAATTAGCTTATAATGTCAATAATCAAAAATTTCGAAGATGAATCTGTTTTATTCAAGTCAATTGATTTTAGAAATTGTTTAATATTCTCAGATATTTTATAAGCCTGGTGGGTCTTGATGATAAAATTTATTTGTTCCAGCGAGAAGTCTACTAAGTGCTTGATGTGATTGGTAAAATTGTCACAAAAAAATTCATACAAGTCTTGTAACAACTTCTCCACAAGGCCCTTGTCAGTACATATTGTGACAATGGCCCTGATTGTATTGGATGTATACTTCCTCCATTTTACATAGTCACAATACAAATCATACACTTCTTCACTAGATTCTAACAGATTGTTGTTAAAAAACTGTTTGGGAGGTATCCATACCTTGTTCTGTACATAATTATTTACATATTCCACAGTGATATTGCTATCATAAAGTTTAAGGAGGTCCAAATATATATGTTCAGGTGACTTCTTTATGAATTCCCATATAATATCATATGATTTATCATTATTGCTATTACTGTCAAGTAATTCCTTGAATTTAGGATAGATTATATTCTTATTAGATGGAGTCAGTTTGTTAAGATAGCTGGTAAATTGTTTCTTAATATTGGCATCTTCTGTAAAATCTGATGTTATGATGTATAACCTATTTAGCGTCTTACTTGGTTTATTTGTATTATTATAATGATGTGTGTTA